TGTCAGATCGCGCCCCGTGATGATGTTGAAAGCGAATATGCACTTGTACATGCTGCGCTCGCCTTCGGGCTGGTCATAGGTGGCTGCACGATCTTCCATGTGCTGCACAGCTTTCTGGAGAAATTCGAAAGCGGTGGGAGATTGAGTGGTTTCACTCTTTTCGTACGATATGACTACACGGTATTCCATGATGTCGGCGTCGTGGTCGGTGATGGTCCAGTCCCAGTAACCAGACAACATAACGGGTTGAATTTCACCGTTTCGAAGTTTGACTTCGCAACGTATGTCAGGAGGTAGCGGATTGCTTTGCTCGGTGTGTTCAATCCAAGAGCCGTGGGTTACGGCAGACGGTATTTCATTCGACATGATGCACATGCTCCATTGATTAAGCGCGGTGAAGACTCACCGCAGTAGTCGCACTCGCCAGCCTCGCCTTGAGGCAGCTCGTAGCGGATGGCTTCGCGCACAAGGCGCTCTTCGATCTCCAGGCGAGCCTGGGTATCGTCACACTCGTCACTCATGCTTGAGTATGGTTGTTAATGGTCTCGTCGATCTCTTCTTCACTGGCGTAGTCGTCGAAGACTGCTACGGTGAAGTCGTCAGAACGGGATACGAGGTGGTGATCCAGTTCGTCGCTGTAACACCAGACTCCGTCGGGCCAGTAGTAGATTTTCATGAGTCGATTCCTATTCCAGTTAAACTGATCCACGTGTCGCTGCGACCGATGTTCTCGGCGTACAAGTCTGCGTCGGTGGGTGTCATCAGTGCATAGCCGATGTGGCAGAAGTCGGTATGACCGTCATCGCCACAGTCTTCCCAGATTTCAACCAGGGCGAGCTGTTCGCGCCAGCTGCTGTTGCCATCAGGTGATGTGCGTATGCCGAGGTCGGCTGTGTAGTACCAGTAGCGCCCAGACTGGAGCAAATGCGTGGGTTTGTCCGAGGTGAGGACGCATTCGGTTTTGATGGGAAACTGGCGCATGTAGCCTTTGACGATCGTGTCACGCAGGAATTCTGCGTTGATCTGTGTGGCTTTCCAGTAATTGATGACGGTGATGTCGATCTTGTTCATGATCAGCCTTTCATTTCTCGGCTTTCCATGAGCTGTATGTGCGTGTGTTCATGTTGTGACGCCTTCAGGGCAATGATTCGTTCCGCTTGGAGAATAGGGACACCACTTGCATGCGTGGACGTTCGGCTTCGCAGGGAAGCGCGTAGCGTCGGTCATGGCCTTGTGGCGTTTGTCGTAGCGAGCGATGGCTGCGACGGCTTTGTGCCTGGGGTACTTGCCGTAGGTCAGCTCGTTCTGGTCGAGATACCACAGCTCCGTGTGGATCATCTCGATCTCGGGGAACCGTGCTGCAGCTGCTGCTGCGTAGTTCAGGCATTGGTCGCCGTGCTTGATCTCGTTGCCGAACTTGCGGCCGGTCTTGTAGTCGATGACGACGACCTCGTATGGGCTGAGCCAGACCATAGCGTCGAGCTTCATGCGGAGCCAGCCACCCTTCCAGGTGCTGATTGTCCAGTCAGGAGCGAAGCCCCATTCGTCTTCCAGGATGACGACTCCGTTAGAGAACATGGTGCGGAGCTGATAGAACTCGTCAGAGAACTTGCTGAGTTCCTTGGGCAGTTGGTCGATCTTGCCACGAGCGAAGTCTTCACCCATCTGGTGGATGGCTGAGCCACGGTCAGCTGCGGTTTTGGGCTTTGGGTCAGGGATGCGGTCGATGAATTGCAGCTTGGCCCTGAATGGACACTGCTCGTAGACGCTAAGGCGTGAGAAGCTAGTTGTCAGGATGCGTTCTTGGGTCACTGTTTGATCCTTTTGATGCCGAGGGCTTTGCAGAAGGCTTTGCGAACTGTGCCTCTGGGGAGACAGCGGTCAGTTTCGTAATGCGAGATGTTCTGTTGCATACAGCCGATTGATGCTGCGAGTTGCTGCTGGCTCAAGCCGCGCAGCTCGTGCAGCTCTTTGAATAGTTGTCCGTGGGTCATTCGTACTCCTCGTCGGGTTTAATCTGGTCAGCAAAAGCGATTGCGAGGTCTGCTATGCGCTGCAGTGCGTTGATGCGCTCGTCTCGCAGCTCGATGATGAATAACAGGCTGTCGATGGCCGCTATGAGTGCGTTCTCTCGGCCTTTTGTTTTGAACACAAGGTTCTGTTTAAGCTGTTCGCTCCATATCCAGTGTCGGTCCAGGTTGTCGACGTACAGAGTACAGTCCTTGATTTTTCTTTTTGCACCGTCGTGGTCTGTGTACGTGAGTACGGATTTGGTGGGAGGTGTCATCATTTCATTCACCATCTACTGTGTGGATGTGCCAGTAGCAATGAAGCTTGTATTCGATTTCGTCTTTGTATCTCCACTTATTACGCTGGTAGTCATCTGTTTTCAGTTGATCCATTTTTGCCCTGGCTTTTTCTTCGTCTTCTATTACAGCGAACACCACCATATCGTTGCAGCAAATCACATGTACGTTCATTTCAGTCCCTTCAGCACTTTCTCTATGATGCGACCATCTTCAATAGTGGGCACACCGTCAACGCGGAATATAGCTACGCAACGCGCTCCTGCACAGTCCGTTTCGATTAGCTCCCATCCATTCGGAAGGAGGTGTTTGGATTCACCATCTATGCTGCTGAGTTGTTCCCATACAGGGTCATCTTCTTCGATGCTAAAGGCAACTTTGCAGTCGCTCCAGCTTGGTGTGTTCATTTCACGATCCTCATGAGTTTCTTCGCACCAGGGAAGTGGAGCTGGATCAGCTGCTGAGCTTCCTGTGGGGTGATGCCGAACTGAATTTCGACGCCTGGGCGCACGGTCTTTTCCCAGCGAGTGGGTTTCAACTTGATTCCCTTGTGATTGCAATACTGGGTGAACTTCGTCGGGCTGGCAGACATTCCACCGACGAGGTAATCGAAGATGACAAACAGTTCGTCGCGGAAGATGCGAGCATAGCTCTTATTCGCAGGGTCTGACAGAGCGTATAAGAGGTTTTTTACAAGGTCGTTGTATGCACATGCCTTGGTGCCCTGGAGTGAGGGCTGCTCCATCGTGGCGTTGTCAGGGAGCATGGTTAGGAGGAATTGAATGTCTCCAGAAGTGATAGCGATGGCCACCATGTCAGCGGTGCTCTTGGATAGGTCTATCAAGTCCCTGCGAGCCTGGTTAAGAAACGGCTTGTGGACACGGTCCACGTCGATTTCGATTTGAGCGAGGTAGCTGAAAAAGAATGGGAGTTCTTTGGCTACCATTTGTTTCATGGCTTCGAAGCTGCCACCCACGATGGGCAGCATCTGTTCCTGACGTTCACCGATGTTGTGGCGGCGATCGTTGGCAGGCAGGGCCATGCCTTGATACAAGTTGGTGGTGAAGATGAAGCTGGTGTAGTTCCTGACAGGTACGCTGTCCTGGAACATGGCACGTACGCTGAGCATGGGTTCGGTGATGAAGTTCTTCAGGGTGCTCTCGATGGAACTAGCGTCATCCATCTTTGTGATGTCGATCTCGTCGATGATAGCGAGCAGTGATTCCTTCAGGTAAGTGTTGAACTGGCTTTTCAGTTCAGGTGCATGCTTGACGATGAGGTGCTTCTCGAAGATCGGTCGCAGGATGTAGTTTACGATGAAGCCCTTGCCAGTGCCTTCAGTGCCTGACCACAACCATGCTGTTTGGGTCTTTTCACGGTATTGAATGATGAAGCCCAGCCACTGGTGCCAGTGAGCTTGCAGGTCTTCGTCTTTGCCTATGGCATGTCGGAAGATGTAGTTGATCACGGGCCATGTGTTCATGCCACAAGCGGTGAGTGGTTTGAGTTTGGCTTGAAAGAGTGGGGATGGTTGCCACGTGTTCACGATTTCATTCTCCAGGTCGAGGCGTATATCTGAGTTGGGGTCGAAGACCATTCGGTACACGGGCACGTAGTCGCCCATATCCCGGTTGTTGCTCAGCATGAAGTGTTCAAGTTGTCGTTCGTTCCTGGCAGGGTAGAGTTCGTGGCGGTTTTCAGAAGGGAACCAGAAGCCGTTCCAGAAACTAGCGGTGAACAAATCTCTGAATACGAAGGGTGATGAGCCGTCGCTTGATGTAGAGCCGGTATTGCTTCTCGCTTCTACACACTCGGCGTAGTAGTCGGGCATGATATCCTTCGTAAGATACGAAGGTTCGCCTTTGAAGTTTCTGATGTGCTCGAAGTCGCCTTCCGGGTGGTAGTAGCCCCATGAATCACCTCCATTGAAGTTGAAATAGACAAAGCCACGGGCGGTGTGTGGTCCACCTGTGACCGTGACAGATGAGAGCCCTGGTTGCACTTCAAGACCGTTGATGTTCTTAATCTTGTGCTTCAGTAATGGCAGGTTGGCACGACCACGCAGCTCATTGCGCAATGCGACTGTCTGCTTGTTGAGCGCATCTTCACTGGGATAGCTGATGAGCTTGATGTCCAGACATGGCTTGGACTTCTCGACCAGGATGATGCGTTCGCCTTTGTAGGTTGACTTGATACCTTTGCCCAGATGGGGCTTGGTGATGTACAGCAGCTTGTCGTTCTGGCAGGTGGTGACGTCCAGGGGCCATGAGAGAGCTGCGTTGGATTTGGTGAGCTTGATTAGATCGCGTAAGCGCGGTGTCTTAAAGTTCAAGTGCTTTAGCCATATCTTGAGCAGATTGGCTTTCATCGGTGCTGACAGCAGGATGAAGATGTGGCATCCCATTTTGTTCATGGTGATGCCATAGCTGGCGCTGTACTGAATGACGTAGGACACATCCTTTAGCTCTTCGACGCTGCTGGTGAATTCTTCCGGGGTATCGAAGTCTGTGTCGTCCAGGTCCAGGCACAGCCACTGTGTCAGGCCCATAGAGTCGGTGGTGCCTGCGCGAGATTCGTTGTGCAGATCACGGGATAGTTCGCCTTTGAGCAGGCAATGGCCAGCGTTGCTTGCCGCCTGGATCACGACGTACAGGTCGCGAATTGTTGCGACGGTGTGTTTCGTCGAGGTGAAGTTGCCCAGATTAGGGTACGGGCTCTTCACGATGTTGCCCTCATGGTCGAGGGAGTAGCTCTTCGTCAGTGCGAGCGCACCGCTCAGTGTGAACACGTTCATGAGCGTTCCTGAAAAATAGTTGAGGTGTGAGAGTATCAGAGTCTAACAAATTGTGCGAAAACTCTAACATTTTGAATAATCTCTAACACTCTAACTCATTGATTTCATTCAATTACTTTCTTTTTTATTATAGTTGTTAGACTTATAAGATAACTTTACACATAAAAGAGCAAATGCAAAGACTCGTGACCATTGACATGCAGTGATCGTTGTGATAGCAGCCGTCATCAGTGTCGGCTGCGAGCACATGAGGAGCACTATCGAGTGTGGGTGTCAATAGCCTGAAGTGTGTTCTCTTCTATTTGAAAAGTGGGCTTATAAGTCTAACAAGTCCCACTTCTCGCGCTGGTACTGGGAAGTGGTTTTTGGTTTGTAAGGCTTTTGGGTGTTTTTGTTAGACTTTGCGTCTAACTTTTTTCAAATTTGCTTATTTTTTAAGCAATTTTGAGTGAAAAACAGGATGTTGCATTGCACAACACCCTGTTTTCCGTTGTCCTGCCAGGGACACCCTACAGAGTACACAATCTGTCAGATTGCGTCAACTACGTTTGAGAAACAGCGGGAACACGATACCCGCCAGCAGTGCGGCCACCGCAGCGGACATGCCGCCTGTCATGCTGCCGCCATGCAGTGTAAAGACCAACCAGAATACGAACACATCAATCGACAGTGAAAGCCATCGCCCTGTGGTGAGCTTCCACCACATGAGCGACAGCCCCACGAAGACGATGAATCCATACAGGATGGGCTCAAACGAACCGTGGAGTAGACCGTACATTTACTTACCCAACCACGCGCGCAGTTGCGGGCTCATCTCATGAGCCACTACTCCGCACGCAGGCTTGGGCGCTTTCTCTTTCTTCGGGCCGAGCATGCCGAAGAAGAATCCACCGACGCGGTCCTTGGCCGCGACAACGGTGGTGCGCACAGCAAAGCCGGCTTTGGCACCGCCGACGAACTGTTCGCTGATTGCGTTCTCGATTTGTTGCTCGGTGACAACGTGTCGCGCGGGAACAGCGGGTTGCAGCTGGGGAACAGTTTTCTTGGTGGTCATGGTGTTACTCCTTGGTAATGAGATTGATGTACATCTGAGCCAGTTCGACGTACGACTGCATCATCGCGACGACTTCTTCGAGAGTGCATTCCTGATCAAGGCTGAGATTGTCCAGCGAGGCCCCATTGGGTGCGACGAAACCGGACATAGTGAATTTGATATGCATGGTGTTACTCCTTTTCAGTGAGGGCGGAAAACAAACGACGATCTTCGACATCTTCTTCAGCTTCTTTGAGCAAACGAGAAACCGCAGCCAGAGCGCAAGCTGCTGCGTACAACTCGCGTTGCATGCAGCGCTGCCAGCTGATGTCCAAGCCGCCCAGGTCGGGTACGAGTTCCAACGGGTTATTGCTCAAGTTGAAAAACTTCGTAGCAAGCACCGTCACGCGCTCGGGATCGCGCAGAACACTTTGGGCCATGTCGATTACTCCTTGGTTAATTCATCAATGGCATCGTCATAGCCGATGCCCATTTTCAACAACACATTCAGCCGCTCTTCGAATGACTGCTTCGCAGTGCGCTTCAATGCACGCTGCAGACTCCGCTGCAATGTGGACGACACATCCGCTACTTTCTTTTCGACCGCCTCAGAGACATAGGCGTTATCGAACACGCGCTTGAGTTCAGCCTGCTCACGCGCAGCCAGCGCGTTATCAATGAGGTCTTCAATTTCATCATCAATCTCTCCACGCGCGTGCATCAACGCGTACAACGGGTTGTTCATTACGTCTGTGTCAACGCTTTCATCCAACCAGAATTGTTCGCTCATGATTCGCTCCAGTATTCAATAGGGCAGTACGGGCCATCTTCGAACGCAACTTCGGGTTCAAAGTTATCTTGCAGATAAACGATACGCATCTCGTTCTCCTGGTGTATTTGAAACCCGCACCCTTTCGAGTGCGGGAATTGCTAGGGCGCGTGCTTAGTGGGCGGACTTAGAAGCGATCAGGGCCTTCAGCTGCTCGGCGCTTGCGAGGTGCTGCACGGGCACACCTTGGTAGGTGTCCTTGCCGTTGGGCTTCACAGCCTTGGGCTTGGCCGGCGCTTTGGGCTTGGCCGGCGCTTTGGGCTTCGCAGCCTTCGGCTTCGGCTCAGCCTTGGCAGGCTTCGGATTCAGCAGCGCGTCGAGACGCGCCTCGATAGCCTTGCTCGCGGCGTTGAGCTTGATCTCGATCTCAGCCATTTTGGCCTCGTATTCAAGTTGCTCAATCTTCTGCTCCATGTTCTGGAGCTTAGCCTGAGCCTGCTCTTGCTTGTACTCTCGCGAGGCTTTGTACAAGCCGACCTCGCTGCGCGCTTCGTGCGACGCGAGGATGAGCTCCCAGCCTTTCTCGATCTTGATGATCTGAGTGGCTGCAGCGTAGGGATCACGCATCAGACACGCCTCCATCAGATTGTCGAAGAGCTTGTCCGCGATGCGGTTGACGATGCGTTCGTGACGGCTCATGTAGTGACCGTCGTCCACCGGCTCAAACAGCCAGTTGCGCATCACGACCTTGGCTTCGTCGATGGTCATACGACCCCAGCCTTCGGCTACGCCAACAGCTGCTGAGCGATAACGCTCGCTCAGCTTCTTGTCATCCATTTCGGATGCGCGCTGATCAGCCCATTCTGCGAAGGGCTTGAGGAAGTGGATCGTACCTTCCTCGGTGTTCATGCTGACGAGCCAGCCGAACTCCTTGCGCTCGTTCACGCCCTTGAAGCGTGAGAGATGGAGCGCGTTGGTGTAGACCGCGATGGCGTTATTGAGCACGTCCTCGTAGGGCACCTCATCGGTGATCTGCGTGGGGTCATTGAACAGCCCAGCAGCCTCTTCGAGTTCGCGCATGCGCACGATCTCAGCTGGGATGTCGAAGCCGTCGGTGTAGACGCCTTCCTTGCGGTTATAGGCGTGATACAGACTGGTGTACGCGGTGTTCACCGCACTGAGGATCATCTTGCTGGTGATGTACGGGTCGCCGCCGTCGAGTTCCCACACGACTTCGTTGTACGTGTGGTAATTGGCAGTGACCAGGGCCTCAATGGCCTCGGTCGCGCGGCGTACCGTGCTCAGCTCAACGCGCTGATCGCGGTCGATGCGCTTGCCTGCGTCACGCATCTTGTTGATGTTGTCCTCGGTAACAGCCAGATTGGCTTGCATGGAGGAAATGGCCTGGGCGATAATGGTTTTACGCATGATATTCTCCTAGAATGTGCGTAGATGTGAACGAGGGCCGACGTGCTGATACACGTTGGCCCTCACTGTTTGGGCGGAATGCCCCAGGAGCCGCCTGTCACGCGGCTCGAAGGGTTAGCGCTTAGCGATGACCCAGCCTTCAGCCTTCATCTTAAACATGAAGCGCTTCTCGATGAGGAAGCGTTGGCGCGGGTGATCAGGTGGGGACATCCAGACTGTGTTGGACATGGTGTGCTCCTTAGTATTTGTAACCGTCAGCGAGACGCTGAGCTTTGAGCAGCTCACGATAGGTAGCGAGGTCTTGACGCTGACGGATGGCTGCATCCTTGGCGCGTTCGAACTTGGCAAGCAGAGGAAGCTCGGGTTCAGCTGCTTGTACGGTGTTAGAGGATTGTTGCGCGCGGTAGGCTTGTGCGATTTGAGCTAATGTCATGATTGATCTCCTAGATCAGTTAGGTTCAGACGGTCAGATTCGGAAGTCGAATCCGAAGCCACCCCTCTTCGTGGGGAAGAGGGGATGGAGTACCCCGCGACTAGATGTATGAATTTTCAAAATAAAATCTCAAAAAAAAATTTCAAAATTTTTTCAGAGAGTCATCAGACCGAGCGCCCCGCAGGAAAATACTCGGCATGACATACGACATCATCATGGTGCAGATGTGGATGGACCAGTTCCGCAAGCTGCCGCCGGAGAACGTCAACGAACTGCCTGTTGAAGCGCGCATCGCCTGGGCGCTGATCAAACGAGGGCGCTAACACATTCGCTTGTCTTCCGCCAGCTCTCTGATAAACTCTGACAGATGGCGCGAAAAACCCCCACCGCAAAACAGGAAGCTCTGGCAGACGGAATTCTGTCGGGTATGTCTATATCCCAAGCCTCGCGTGCTGCAGGTTACGCACCGACGAGCGCAGGTCTATCGGCAAAATCATCAATGGTGCAGAGCATCCTCGACGAAGCGCGAGCAAATCTCAGGCGTGCGAGCAACATCAAGAAGGCCGACGTCGTCCTGGGCGTACTCGACGCAATCGACCGGGCAAAACTGGCCGGCGAGCCCAATACCGAGATCAACGGCTGGAAAGAAGTGGCGAAATTGCTCGGCCACTACGCACCCGAGGTCAAACGTATCGACCTGACGCTGACACAAGGTCGCATCAAATCGAAATTCGAGCAGATGAGCGACGAAGAGCTGTTTGAACTGGCTTCACGCAACGTCCTTGAAGGGGAGTATGAGGTTGATTGAGGCGGCTCACGAATCTAGTCCCGCCGACGGCAGAGTCTGTCCAGTCTGCGACATTTTTCACGCAGACACGCACTTCCACGAGCCGAATGCCCACGTCTGCGACGCATGCAAGCGCGAAGGCTGTGAAATCCCGCCAGAACCCCAGAGTTTTATTGACGCACGCCGTCAGATCAAGCAGATGCAGGTCATGGAGGTCGAAATGGCCTCCCGCATGCTGTCCCGGCGTCGCTTCCTGCACTATGTAAAGCGCTTCAAGCCGAATTACAGCGATGGGTGGGTCCACCGAGACATCGCCCGACGCCTGGAACGCTTCATGCAGGACGTGGCAGACAAGAAATCCCCGCGCTTGCTGCTCTGTATGCCACCCCGGCACGGAAAATCCGAGCTGACCAGTCGAAATTTCCCGTCATGGGTGCTGGGTCATCACCCCGAGTGGGAAATCATCGCCGCCAGCCACACCCAGTCGCTGGCGCTGTCTTTCAGCCGTCACATCCGCGACCGTGTGCGTGACCCGGCCTACCAAGCCATCTTCCCGGACTGCAAGCTGGATGAAAACAGCCAGTCGGTGGAGAACTGGCTGACGACAGAGCAGGGTGGCTACCTCGCAGCCGGTGTCGGCACGGGTATTACCGGACGCGGTGCGCACATTGGCATCATCGACGACCCGGTGAAGGACATGGAGGCGGCGGACTCTGAGCTGATACGCGAGAACACCTGGGAGTGGTACTTGTCGACGTTCTACACCCGGCTCGCACCCGGTGCAGGTGTGCTTGGCATCCTGACGTTATGGAACGAGGACGACTGGGGTGGACGAATCATCACCCAGAACGAGATGGAGGACGGCGACAAGTTCGAGATCGTCCGTTACCCTGCCATCAACGAGGGCTACGACGAGTACGTCGACCAGGACGACCACATCGTCAAGGTGTACCCAGGTCACGAAGCCCCGTCCAACGCTACGCTTACACGCCTGTCAAACACAGCGCTGCATGAAGAGCGCTACGACCTGGACTACCTGACGAAGTTGAAGAAGGCGTACTACGCCACGGGGAAGCAGCGTATCTGGCACGCCCTGTACCAGCAGGCTCCAGCACCGGAGGACGGTCTGTTCTTCACGAAAGAGATGGTGAAGTACGGCGACTTTGAAAAGCGCTCGACCTACAACGTCTATCAGGCATGGGACTTCGCGATCACCGAGAAGCAGCAGAACGACTGGACCTCCTGCACGACGATCTGGCAGACCCCCGAGGGGAACTACATCGTCGCCGAGGTACGCAGGTTCAAGAGCAACGACGGCGAGGCGATCGTCGACCGCATCCTCGACGCCTACGAGGAGCACAAGCCGAACTTCGTCGGCTTCGAGGACGGACAAATCTTCAAGTCGCTCCGCTCGACGTTCACTCGACGCTGTCAGGAGCGCCTGCTCTACCCCGCTTACGACCTCTTGGTGCCACTCACTGACAAGTTCGTCCGCGCCGGCCCGCTCAAGGGTCTGATGCAGTCTGGCAGAGTCACTGTACAATCCGGCAGAGACTGGACGAAGGACTTCGTCGACGAGCTGCTGAAGTTCGGCGCGGCGAAACACGACGACATGGTGGACAGCACGAGCTGGTGTATCCGCTTAGCCATTGAGCACCAGCCGCAGCGGGCTAAAGCGCCGCCTCCGAAAGTGAAGAGCTGGAAAGAGAAGTTGAAGTATCACGCCGCTCACGGCGTAGGACACATGGCAGCGTAGGGGGAGGTTATGGCAGAAGAACTGGGTCTCAGGAAATCGAAATACGGCTTGCGCCAGGACGGTACACCTAAAGGCAACGGCTGGCTTGGCCCTATACCTATGGCGAACGGTAAGGATGTGATGACTGAGCAGGGTATCGGCATCGAAGCTGATGGAAAGAACATCGAC